GTTTGGTCAACAAAATGAGAACGATTTTTTAACAGCGATTGAAGGTAAAGTAGAAGTAAAGACAGACAGAATGTGTATTAAGACTGGCAATGTTTATATTGAAACTGAAAGCAGAGGCAAAGCTTCCGGTGTATATAATACTGATGCTAAATATTATGCTATCTGTTTATATAAAGCCGACAGAAAAAAGAATGTCTGGGTTTTAGTTCCTACTAAACATCTAATAAAGTTGATGAAAAAATATCCAGTAAAAGCTGGTGGAGACAATTGGACTTCTAAAGGACACATAGTACCTAAAGAAGCTTTAATAACATTTGATATATAAAGGAGAAAATATGAATAAACAAAAAATATTATTAATTGATGGCGATATTTTATTATACAAAATTGCTATGAATAATGAAGTACCTACAGACTGGGGTAATGGTTTGTGGACATTACATGCTGATGAAAATGTATGTAAATTAGATGTAGATGCAGTGATAGATAATTTAGGTTCTAACTTTTCTGCTGATGATTATGTAGTTTGCTTAACAGACAAACATAACTTTAGAAAAGATGTGTTACCTAGTTACAAAAGCAACAGAAAAAATATCCGTAAACCTATGATGTTAAAAACATTGCGTAAATATGTAATGGAAAAACATAATGGTGTTGTTTGGAAAAACTTAGAAGCAGATGATGTTATGGGTATCATGGCAACAGAGCCTTCTATAGATGAACGAATTATTGTTAGTATTGATAAAGACATGAAAACAATTCCATGTAATTTATCTGCTGACGGACAAACAGTCACACCTATACCACAGCGACTGGCTGATTACTGGTTTATGATACAAACATTAACTGGTGACAAAACTGACGGTTATGATGGTATTGAAGGAGTAGGCATCAAGACTGCTGAAAAACTAATAATGAAGTATACTAATGTTCCCTTATTAGACCTATGGAAAATAGTCAAAAAGATTTATGTAGATAAAGGTTATACTGAGGCAGAAGCCTTACAGCAAGCCAGAGTTGCACACATTTTAAGACATGGAGAATACAACAAAAAGACAGGAGAAGTAAAATTATGGCAGATTTAATTAAGAGCCCACCACACTACAATCAAGGCAGTATTGAACCTATTGATTATATTGTCGCTAATAAACTTACATACTGTGAGGGTAATGTTGTAAAATATATTTCTAGGTGGAGACACAAAGGTGGTGTGGAAGATTTAAAAAAAGCAAAACAATACATTGATTTTATCATAGATAAAGAAGGTGTTACAACAGTTACAGAAACGAAAGATTAAATAATTATGAGCATAGACTATAGCAGAGATGAGTTGCTTACTGAATTTGGTAAGACAACATTAAAAGATAGATACTTACTACCCACAGAAACATCTCCTCAAGATGGATTTATGAGAGCCGCTAAAGCTTTTTCTGATAGTGATGAAATGGCAGAGCGTATCTATTCTTATGCATCTAAGCTATGGTTTATGTACTCAACACCTATTTTGTCTAACGGTGGCGCTACTAGAGGCATGCCTATATCATGTTTTTTAAATTATGTAGGTGATAGTAGAGAAGGATTAACTGGACACTACACAGAGAATGCTTGGTTAGCATCCGTTGGTGGTGGAATTGGTGGCTACTGGGGTGACATACGAAGTGATGGAGTTAAAACTTCTGGTGGTTCTCAATCATCAGGTTCAATTCCTTTTCTTCATGTAGTAGACTCAGAAATACTTGCGTTCTCTCAAGGTAAAACTAGAAGAGGTAGCTATGCGGCATACATGAATATTAGTCACCCAGAAATTATAGAATTTTTAGAAATGAGAAAGCCTAGTGGTGGTGATGTGCATAGAAAATGTTTAAACCTACATCATGGTGTCAATTTATCTAATGAATTTATGGAGTTAATAGATAATTGTATTAAAGAACCGACACATGATGATAGCTGGAATTTAATAGACCCACATACTAAAAAAATAGTGCGGACTGTATCAGCAAAAGATTTGTGGCTTAAAATTTTAGAGACTAGAGTAGCCACTGGTGAGCCTTATGTTTCATTCATTGATACTGTTAATGAAGCATTGCCTGAAACACAAAAGAAATTAGGATTGAAAGTACATCATTCAAATTTATGTACTGAGATTACACTGGCAACTGCTGAAGATAGAACTGCTGTATGTTGTTTGTCTTCTGTTAATTTAGAAAAATATGATGAGTGGAAAAATGACTCAAGATTTATACCTGACTTAGTTAGGTTTTTAGATAATGTATTACAATTCTTTATTGATAAAGCTCCCGAAGAATTATTTAGAGCAAGGTTTAGTGCATCACAAGAAAGAAGTATTGGACTAGGTGCTATGGGTTTTCATTCTTATTTACAATCTAAAGGTATACCATTTGAATCAGCTTTAGCTAAGTCAATGAACTTAAAAATGTTTAGAGAAATGAAAGAACAAGCTGTAGCAGAGAGTAAAAGACTTGCAGTTAAAAGAGGAGAAGCTCCTGACATGGAAGGCACTGGAATGAGACATGCTCATTTACTAGCTGTTGCTCCTAATGCTTCTTCTTCTATTATATGTGGTACAACTTCTCCATCTATAGAGCCATTTAGAGCTAATGCTTATGTGCAAAAAACTATGTCTGGTTCATTTCTAGTTAAGAATAAATTCCTAGAAAAAATTCTGGAGAAAAAAGGAATTAACAATGAAAAGATATGGACATCTATTTTATCTAACAGAGGGTCTGTGTTACATTTAAAAGAATTGTCTGACAATGAGAAGGATGTATTTAAAACTGCTATTGAAATTAATCAACAATGGATAATAGAACATGCTTCCGATAGACAACAATATATTTGTCAAGGACAATCAGTTAATGTGTTTGTTCCTGCTGATGTTAACATTAAAGAACTACATGACATACACATGTTAGCTTGGAAAAGAAAATTAAAAACTTTATACTATTGTCGTTCAGAAGCTATTAAGCGTGCAGAGTTAGTATCTAAAAAAATAGAACGAACTATTATACCTGAAGCAGATTGCTTAGCTTGTGAGGGATAATGTTAGATAGATTTTTATATGATTTTTTTAGCAAGTGTGATGATATATTAATTTGGATAGGTAATTTATATCCAAAACCTAAACCAAGAAAGAAAAAAAAGAAATGACACACCCAGACGATTTTAAAGTTACTTACAAAAAAAGAAAACCAAAACCAAAACACACAGTTATGTGGACAGTATATCATACTATCTTAGCTGTTGAATTATTAATCATTATTATTATAGAAGGGATAGAATTATATGGGCAAATCATCAACGGACAATTATAAAATTAGAGATGGAAAACATATACCTACTCAGAAATATAAAGATAGCTGGGAAAGAATATTTGGTAAAAAAGAAATAGTTGAAGAACTTCCAAAAGAAGAAGCAGATTACATAAAAGAATTGGAAAAAAAGATATGAGTTTATTTGAAAAACGAACACACTACAAACCATTTGAATACACATGGGCATTTGAAGCTTATGATTCACACCAGAAAATGCATTGGTTACCAAGCGAAGTTCCTTTACATGAAGATGTAAGAGATTGGAATGAAAGATTAACAGCAGAAGAAAAGAATCTTATAGGACAAATACTTAAATTCTTTACACAAGGGGATGTAGATATTGCGCAAGCATATCTTGATAAGTATATTCCTAAATTTAAACCACCAGAAATTAGAATGATGTTGTCGGCAATAGCTACTTCAGAAGCTAATCATGCACATAGTTACTCATTATTAAATGATACTATTGGTTTACCTGACAGTGAGTACAAAGCATTTCAAGAATATAAAGAAATGTCTGATAAACATACCTATTTATTTGAGTCTAAAGGTAAAGGAATAGAAGGATTAGCTAGAGAAATAGCTTGTTTTTCTGCATTTGGTGAAGGCTTACAGTTGTTTGCTTCCTTTGCAATGCTTCTTAACTTCTCAAGATTTGGTAGAATGAAAGGAATGTGTCAGATAGTTACTTGGAGTATCAGAGATGAGACACACCATGTAGAAAGTATGATTAAATTATTCCATGCACTTATAAAAGAAAACCCGAATATTTGGACAGAAAAATTTAAGGCAAGTATCTATCAAACATGTAGAGATATGGTAGATTTAGAAGATAAGTTTATTGATTTAGCTTTTGCTCAAGGTGGCATCAGAGGTTTAAAGTCTGATGAAGTTAAACAATACATAAGATACATAGCTGATAGAAGACTGTTACAATTGTCTTTAAAACCTAACTATGGTGTAAAACAAAACCCTTTAGGTTGGTTAGATTGGGTGTTAAATGGTGTAGAACATGCTAACTTCTTTGAAAATAGAGCTACAGAATACAACAAAGGTAGCATCACCGGAAACCTATGGGATTAAAGTACCCTTTTTAGAAGAATAAAATATGCCAGACTTAAATGATGTAGAATTACCTACAAAAGTAGACGATTTGATTGAACTTTTAAATAAAGTTTATCCAGAAAAGTCACCTATTATATCAGATAAACCCAATGAAATATACTTTCAAGCAGGTCAAAGAGATGTAGTAAAATTTATTAACATGCTAAAAGAGAGGACTCAGAAATAATATGTGTATGTCAGCACCTAAAGTACCACAAGTAACACAAGCGCCAGCGCCAGTTTTACCTATTGAATCACCAATTGCAGAAGAAAAAGTTGCTAAAGTAGAAACAGCAGTTGATACTCAAGAAAGTATTTCTAAAAAAGCAAAAAAAGTTGGAACTACAGCGTTACAAACTTCATCTGGTTTAAATATACCAACTGTATCTGGTTTAAATATTACATAACATGCAATACAACAGCGTAAGCATGTTACAACAAAGCGCTAGACAGCGTTACGAAGCATTAAAACAACACAGAGAACACTTTTTAGATAGAGCACAAGAATGTAGTGAGCTAACTATTCCTTCTCTCCTTCCCCCTGATGGTTTTCATTCATCAACAGACTTATACAATCCCTTTCAATCCGTAGGTGCAAGAGGAGTAAACAATTTATCTTCTAAATTATTACTTTTATTATTACCACCTAACGCTCCTTTCTTTAGATTATCAATTTCAGGTGACGCTAAAAAAGATTTAGACCAACAAAAAGAAATGAAGTCTGAAGTAGAAAAATCTTTAGCAACTATAGAAAGAGAAGTTTCAAGTAAAATTGAACAACTAGCTTTAAGAGTTTCAGTATTTGAAGCATTAAAACATTTAATTATTGCGGGTAATGTATTAACTTATCTTCCTAAAAAAGGAAGTATGAGAGTATTCCCTTTATCAAATTTTGTATGTAAAAGAGATGCGTCAGGAAATATTTTAGAATTAATAATTAAAGAAACTATTCATCCTACTTATTTAGATACAGCAACTTTAGAAAAATTACAACAACAAGAAGAATATAAACCTGATGAACAGTGTGATTTATATACTCACATTTATAAATTAGATGACAAGAAATTTTATACTTGCCAAGAAGTAAAAGGTTTTAAAATAGAATCTTCTATTGGTGAATATCCAGTAGATGCTTTACCTTACCAAGCATTAAGAATGGTTAGAGTAGACAATGAAGATTATGGAAGAAGTTATGTAGAAGAATTTTTAGGTGATTTAAAATCATTAGAAGGTTTATCTCAAGCGCTTGTAGAATCTGCGGCGGCTTCATCTAAAGTAGTATTTATGGTTAGACCTAACTCAGTTACTAGAAAAAAAGATTTAGCTCAAACTAGAAATGGTGATATTATAACAGGTAGTGCTGATGATGTTGCTGTACTTCAATCACAAAAACAATATGATTTACAAGTAGTTGAAAGAAGTATTACTAAATTAGAAGAAAGAATGTCTTACGCTTTCTTATTAAATACAGCTATTCAAAGAGATGCTGAAAGAGTAACAGCACAAGAAATTAGATACATGGCTCAGCAATTAGAAACTGCTATGGGTGGTATTTATTCTTTATTGTCTCAAGAATTTCAATTACCTTTAGTGACCATCTTAATGAAAAGAATGGCAACAGCTAATGAAATTCCTACATTACCAAAAGGTTCAGTAGAGCCTACTATTATTACAGGTGTAGAAGCTTTAGGTAGAGGTAATGACTTACAAAAATTAAGAGAATTTGTAGCTGAGATAGGAAACTTAGCACAGATAAATCCTGCAATTGCACAAAGTTTAAATTCGCAAGATTTAATTAAAAGAATTGCTACAGGTCTAGGCATTGAAACTGAAGGACTTATTAAAACTGAGGAACAACTAGCTCAGGAACAAGAAGAAGCACAGTCGCAAATGGAAGACCAACAGATGATGGGCATGGCTGAAAAAGCTGTAGCGCCTGCTGTTGCTGGAGCAATGAAACAACAACAAGAAGGATAATTATATGGTTGATACCGTAGAAATAAGTACAGAAGATACTGGTTCAGATAAACCAGAAGTAAATGAGACACAGTCCGCACAAAGTAAACCTGAAGGATTACCAGAAAAGTTTAACTCAGTTGATGAGTTAGCAAAATCATATCAGGAATTAGAAAAGAAACTTGGTGAACAATCTCAGCCTAAAGCAGGAGAGCCTACATTAAAAGAAGAAACAAAAGCTGACCCAAACAATTTAGATATAGCTGAAAAAGCTGTTGAAAATGCTGGTTTAGATATGACTTCTTTACAAG